GTTGCTGCTTGAGGAATAATTTTTGTTGATCTAATTCCTGAACCTTTAATAGTAACTCCTGCTGGAATTACTAATGGCCAATATTCCATATATGTACCAGGATAGATGACAATAGTATCGCCTGCGGTAGCTTGACTCAGTGCATATTCAACAGTTCTAAAAGGGCCGTTCTCGTGATCTCCGGTAAATGCATTGTCACCATTTTCTGCTACAAACCATATGTTACCAGGTCTAAGTGCAAGATCAACACCGCCGACAACTGTGCCTGATGCTGTGTAATCGATTCCGTTGACTAACAATGTGTTAATGTTTGAAAACTTTTTATTTTCATTTCCTAAACTGTATGTTAAGTCAAGATCTGGAACTAAGTCTCCTGCTAAATCAGCTGCAAAAACTATATTATCTGTATCATCATCGCCTAAAACTACACTGCCATCAAATGTAATGTTTCCTGTTGCATGTAAACTACCGTTTACTTCTACATTAGAATAAAACTGTATTTCGCCTGAGCCTGCTGGAATTAAATCAATATCTTCATTGCTACGTCTACTTTTTATAAATCCTGCATCGATTATAATTCCTTCGGTAGCTATACCGCCGGCACCTATAGAAACGACAGATTCAATAAGAATATTGCCATCTGTGTTAGATATTAGATTGCCTGAGATTTCAAAGTTTGGAACTGTAAAAAGATTGTCTACTACAAGATGTTCTGTTTTAAAATCTTGATTTATTAATAGTTGTCGAAACGGAGTGTCAGTGTTTACTCCGACACGATTATTGAATACATCTAGATATAGAAGATCTGTTTCAAAAGCTAAATTTTCATCTCCGGACTGCATATCTCTACGTAAGAGATTGCTTTCTAGCATTTGTCCTGAGATTTTACCTACTGTATTAGCCATTTAACGCTCCAATACAGTATTTATTGGTTTTTAACGATCAAAATTATGTAGAATATGTACAGGTTTGTTTGCCGGAACAGCTGAACCAAATTGTAAATAAACACCATCGGGCATATCTACACCTGGGTTACCTCCATAGTTTCCAGCAGGGTTTTGAATTAGTTGATAGTTTACTCCAGCAATTTGTACAACATTTTCAACTAGTACGATAATGTTTTTAGCTGCTTGAGTTAAATCCCATGACGTACCTGATTGTGCGACCAATGTACTTAATGGGTTAGGAGTTAATGGTCCGAATATTACTGTAGATCCGTCACCTACTTCGCTTAATGTTTGTACTACTATACCACCTGGTTCTTTATAACGTAAACTTCTCCAATTACCAGATTGATACCCTTCAAACTCGCCTGTAGTAGTGTTGAATCTAAGCATACCTGTAACAGGAGAACTAGGACGATCTGACTCCGGTCCTTTTGGAATTAACAAGCTGTATGGCTGATCAATTACTGCTTCACCATTGATGTCAATGTAAAGCGATTGTTGTCCTGTTACAACATTTCTGTTTAAAATTTGTTTACGTAGATATCTCATTATACTTGAATTGTACTAATAGTAAAAGTTAACAATCCTGCTGCACTTGCACTAGCTACAATTCTATCTCCGTTATCCATAATAATTTTTTCTGCATCAAACACTACAGTTTCACCTGGGGGCACTGGTAATGCATTTACTACCATGTTTGTATTTGTAATAGGATCGCCTTGTTTAACAAAATGTAATGTTAAATCAGCACTAGACACTGGAGGATTATCTACATTACAAACCCACATGCAAGTAACAGCATTGTTACCGCTACTGGTATATACTGTTGTATTGCTATTGTTAATATTAGCACTGTTAATTGCCATTGTTCTTCCTTAAAATATAAAACTGAATAACAAAGCTCTTTTTCTACTAACAAGTTCTTCTTGCAGTGTAAGCACAGTTGATCCATCTGTATCTACTCTACTATTAACAAAATATAAACCTGTATCTCCGCTGCCGACGCTTGATTTAGTATAAATTCTTGCGCTACCTGCTAATAATGTAGGATCGCTACCTTGATCAATTAAAGTAACATATCCGTCTACTCTAACTTCATTATCAAAAGGATCTAATGTTATTCTACTGCTTGTACTACTTATTGTATTAGTGTCTAGTCTCAAATTGTTTACTAACATTCCGTTAGCATCAATAGTAACTTCTAATGTATTATCTACTTTAAATGTAAATTGACTAGTAGCATCTCCTGATTGTACAGTAATAGGTCCTACAGTTTGACTATTGTTCACTGTATAAGTTCCAACGCCACCAATACCTGTTAAAGCGCCTGTGATCGTTGTTCCTGGAGTAACTCCGATGCCGGTAACAGAATCGCCTACTTCTAATAAACCAAATGTCACAGTAGAAATTGTTAAAGTTGTTCCAGATATAGATCCTGTTCCTTGGAACGCTACTGTATCAAATGCTTCGCCTATTGTATCTCCACTACCAAATAAAGGCGGAACATAAGTTGCTAGAGTACCATTAGTGTAATCTGCAACTGCTTTCATATTAGGAATTCTGTCAGGGTCTGTTACAGTAACTCCAAAACTTGGATTATAACTTACGGTGTCGACATAAGTTAAAATATTTCTTTGATAGTTCGATGTGCCTGTAACAGTAATAAAGCCGGAGGAACCTGTACTAATTAAGTGTAGATTTCCTCCAGCAGTGTCAATGCTTTGAGTTCTAATTGCGCTAGTAACACCAGGTGCTCTTCTAGGAACCCATGCTCCTGCAACTGCACCTAGTCCCGGAACAAGGGCTGTAATCGATTCGTCCCATACAAAAGAAGGATTCGGGCTTGTGCCTCTTTCGATTTCAATTCCTGAAGTTCCTTCTGTTACAACACTACCTGTTTCTCCTAAATTCAAGACAATGAGATTGTCTTCAATTTCCATATTAGTAGTTTGAACAGATGTTGTAACTCCAAGTACAGTTAGATCACCGGTGATAATCACTTCACCGGTACTACTACCGGTGTTTAAGATTATAGTGCCGCCATCTTGAACAGTAACTTTATAGTCGCCGTTACTGACATTTAAAACTTTCATTTATGTTCCGATTAGATAGCTGTTAAAATTAATGCTGTTACAGACGAATCGTCTTGAATAGTCCACTTGTAACGAACATTGTTAAAATCTCTACAAGTTCTATTGTAAAGTTTTTTAATTCTAATTGGCTCACCGCCAACACCTGCACCGGCAATATAACCTACGATTGCCATTTCATCAGGTCCTAATGATCCGGCAGGAGAATTAACCAATTTACAAATTCCTACGTTACCTGTGCCGCTGCCGCTTGGTGTTCTTTTTGTACCTGTTCTTAAATCGTTAACTAAGAAACGAGTACTTGATCTTTGTTGTAGAATATAACCTGATGCAGTTTCTGCATTTGATGCAACTTGAACAGCGATCGTGATATTAAAAAATGTATCACCTGTTAATGGATATAATACATCATCATCAGCGTCTGCTGGTTTACCAAAATATCTTTTATTAATCGGACGTCCCATTTGTTTTCTCCTTGAGTTTATGAGCGTTCTAGGCTCCTACGCGGTGGGAACCGCATAAATCATCTAGACATAGTATTTATATAAAACAAAAGGACCCCGAAGAGTCCTTTTTGTAAAACTTTTTTAAAAGTTTTTTAGATTAGCTGAATACTGCGTTAGAAACAGTAACAGTACCTAGGTAGTCAGCTGCGTTACCTAAGCTGCTTGCTGTGTTGGTCAATTCAACATATCCATAACGAGTCATAAAGCTTACGACTGGTTCGAATGTCGATGGATCCAATACAACACCACTGCTCATTAATGGAATGTATGGGCAGTAGAATGCAGCAGCATCGCTTTCGCTAGTACCTTTGTAACCAATTAGTACTGTGTCGCTTGTGGTATATGTGTTAACATAAATCTTCATTGCACTATTCAATGTACCAACGAACTTAGTGTTTGTTGGTGCTTCGAATGTACCTTCTGTTGTTCTTGCGAAAGCAGAAGTTGTAGCACTCTGAAGAATTGTTAATACTGTTGGGCTAACAACTGCCCAGTTACCAGCACCACGACGTGTACGCTGAGCGATTCTGTTAGCAACACGGTTGATCTGAACAGCTAGTGCAGCATGTTCGTCACCAACGAATGTAGCAGTACCAGAAACAGCAGCTTGGTCATATGCTTCTTGGTTTTGTGAACCAGCTAGTGAAGTTAAACTAGCTAGGATTTCTTGGTCGATCTCAGCAGTGATTTCCTGAGCAAGAGCTGCCATGATTTCTGCTTCGATATCGATACCTTGTTGAGCTTGTGCATCTTGTGCAGCTTCAAATGTCCAACGAGCTGATAGCTTACGTGTCTTAGCTTCAACTGTTTGCTTTAAGATTTGAATGCTTAGTCTGTTACCAGCAATACCTTCTAAAGCGGCTGTAGCAGCAGCTTTACCGGTTGATGTGTTACCAGAATATGCTTCAGCAATCTTAAATGGACTTAGAGCTTCTTCACCTGCAATTGCTCCACTTGCACCACTACCTGCGGTGTCGCTATAACGAACACGTAGAGTGTGGATTTGTCCAACTGGACCAGTCATTGGTTGTACACCAACTAATTCGTTAGCAATAACGGTTGGCATAACACGACGGATTACTGGAAGAATCACGCGGTTTAATGTTGCGACGTTGCCGGCAGAAGTAGCACCACCTGTTGCACTTTCAGCGAGATACTTACGAGTATTCTCAAGTGTAGATGCCATTACGGATCTCTTGGTGCCTTGTAGGCCTTCCAATAGAGCCTCTTTGGTTTCTGCCCAACGGCCTGTTAGTAGTTCTGACATTATTTTTTCTCCTAATTAATGTTTAAATTCCAGCAAGTCTACGAATATCATAAATGTTATGATCTGTTTCGCTCTTGCTGCTACTTACGCTGTTGGTTTGTTTGTTGCCTGTAATTTCTTTTGCCTCTACTAGTGCCTTTTTCTTCTGTGGTGCTTCGCCAGCAATAACGGCCGGTAAGTACTTTTCAAAATTACTACGTAACTTTGTAGTCTGAACACTTTCTAATAATTCTGACATAATAGCTTTTTGGCTGGTAGCCAATGGACCTACTAATTCATCAATAATTGCTTTACGTTCAATACTTTCTTTTAATACTTTCATTTCAGCTTCTTTGCTTTCTGAGATTAGGTGTGCTTCTGCTACAGCGTTTTTAGCAGCAGCAACTTCTAATTCTTTCAAGTCTATAACTTTGAGCAATTTAGCAGTTTCTGATTTTTCGCTTAGATAGCTGTTCTGATATTCGCTAGAAAATGCTTCGAACAGTTTACGTCCAAAGTCATTACGTCTAGCACTTTCGATATCTTCTTTTAGTTGTCCAATTTCTGATTTCAGACCGTGTACAACTGTTTGTTCAACTAACTCCGCAGCACGTTTAATGAATTGTTCTTTCACTTTAGCAAAAGCTTGTTTGCCTTCGCGTACTAAACGTACTTTTGTTTCTACAATATCTTTCTTATCTGTATGAAACTCTGAGATTTCTTGAGCTAAAGCTTCTACTACAAATTTTTCAAGAGTCTTAAACTTTTGAGCCATTTGTACTTGATCTTCGTGTAGTTCACGGACTTCTGCTGCTAATTGACGAGTTACAAACTCTTTCATTAGACCAGCATTTTGTCTCATAGCTACAGCATATTTGGCTTTTTGTTCAGCCAACTGCTTACGATCCTCGACAAACTCTGCAATTTCTTCTGCTAGACGTTCTGACAACATACGGTCAATGGCTTCCACCATGACTTGTTTATCGTGTTCATAACGTTGGGCAAATTCTTCGCGTAGTTCTTGAGTAACTTGAGAACGTGCTTCTGTAAGTTTCGAATCCCAAGCTTTTTCAATATCAGCTTTGATCTCTTCAGAAATCACATTGTTTTCAAACAAAGTTTTAAGTGCTTCCAACATGTGATTCTCCTTTTTTATTGGAGTCCGCTTATTATTTTTAATAAGCTTTCTTTAAGATACTTCTGTGCTTTAGGATCACCCTGCACTTCTTTCGCTATGCGTAAGCTTCTATAACCACCTTGATAATTCATAAGGTGTTCATAAATTGGTGTAGGATATGCTCCCGGAGCACTAGGTTGAGCCACCACATCCACTGTGATGATTTCAAAGTCTTTTACATGACCGTCGTGATCTACATCACCCGATCCTCTAGATGATACTCCCAACTTCACGCCGGCCTGTAACATAGTTTTCACTAGTTCGCCCATTGGTGTTGGGAGTATTTTTAATTTTCCATGACCGTCTGCACCATCCATCCACATATCTGTAACCATATGGCACACACGATCTAAGTTTATTTTTAGGTCATCTGGATGATCCACTTCGCCTAAAACTGAATAGCCGCCAGCAATTTGATCGTTCAGGGTCTTGACAGCCCTAGCAATCTCTCTTGCAGGATAAACTCTCTGATTTTGATTCCGTTTGTCACCTTGGATGCAAATCCCTTTTAAGTAAAGGGACTTGCCGCCGTGTGCTTCATCGGTCTCAACGACCATTTTTGCTTGGTCGAAACTCAGGTTTTCACGAAGAAAGTTCATCTATTTTTCCAATTAACTACCGATGGTGCTTTTCTTGTTTTGACCATCGTCACCGCCTGCTGGGGATGACATCTTCTTAAGATGCTTTACACCAGCTTTTCCGCCTGGAACATTTACGTTTCCAGCGTTTTCTTCTTTGGTTGATGGATTAGCTAAACCACCTTTAGTACCGCCTGATGTGCTTTCACCACCTGCTAAAATATTAGCAGCAGTACCACCCATATCATTCTTCTTAGCTACAATGCTCTTTGTGTTAGCACCATTGTCGCCCATTTTTCCATACTTGGTGTAGTCAGCACCGCCTACCTTTTCAACATACTCACGCATGAACATGTCGTCTTCACCCATCTTCATTTTATCATCGTCGCCCATGTCCATGTCCATGTCCATGTCGCTGTCGGAGCCCATACCGCCACCCATTTCTTTTTCAAATTGAGCACGTAAATCGTCGATTGCGTCTTCGAGGTCCATTACACGATCTTCTAAATCGTCCTCAGGCTCGCCTTCTTCGTCATCCATTGGGCCTTCGTCGCTTGCTTGAATATCATTCAACATATCATCAGTTGGGTCACCGCCAACTGGACCTTTGTCGTCTTCGTCGTCACCTTCGTCGAACGCAAAGTCTTCTTCCATTTCTTCTTCTTCTTCATCTTTAGCTTCATCAACTTCTTTGTCTTCTTCTTCATCTTCTTTTTCTTCTTCAGATAAGTCGAAGTCTTCTGCTAAAATGTTTTCATAAATCTCACGTGATTTTTCTACCACGATTTGGTGAAAAAGCTCTTTGGCTAATTCTGTATCTTCATTAACAAGATGTTCGAGCATCTGCTCGAATTTTGATCGATCAGTCATAAGTTTCTCCTATAAGAATGTTGTAAGGCTGTCAAATATTATTTACAATATATTGCTAAAATCCTGCTATAATGGTACTATTTTGAAGGTTTTTCTGGCCAAGTAGGCATTAATTTTCGTAGTTCTTCAAAACTTATATGTCTAAAATTAGGTAAGTTCCATTCTGGATCATAGTATCCAGGAGTTACTACTCTATAAAATTTAGTTTTAGAATAATTTTTTAATACCTGTTCTGTCTGTCTTTTCCAATTGCCAAAATAGGTAGCAGTGTCAGTGCTTTTTCTGTAATTAACTGAATCTGCATATACATTGTTGAGGTATCCATTTAACCCAGTATAATCAAATCCTATAATATAAATCTCATTTGCACTATGTTGTGCTGCTAGGTTTAATGCTGTTGGCCCGGAACTCCAGCCTAAACTAGGCATAAAGTAATGGAATCCTTGAAAATTTCTATATTTGGCGTTAGGGTTAGTCCACACTTCGTGTGTTCGTTGATATCCAGATTTTTCTATTTCTATGATCATTTTTGGATCAACAGCTACAAGATAGTCTGGTTCAAACTCTCTATAAAGGGCATTGCACCCATAAATTTTTCCGTATCTACGAAGCTCTTCAGGTTTAATATTGAGGCGGCTAGTACCATTGCCGAACACAAAACTACGCATAAATTATCCTTTCAGATTACTTATGCTGGTGCGGCCGGTTGCTCAGGAGTTTTATACATAGCTTCAATAAACTCTAATTCTTTTTCTTGTTCTAAAATATGAGCTTCTGAAGCTTTACGCATTTCGTTGATTTGACCAAGAGTTAGTCTTGTTTTACGTGTGTCACTACGTACCATAGTTTCGTCGTTACCAGGCAAATAACGAAGATTGTTCGCTATTGCTTTCATATCTTTATCCGCGTAAAATAATTCTCTTAGTATCATAATATTATTTATATGGCAGCTGGAGTTGCAGGAGGTGCAGCTCCTACTGGACTTGCAGCAGCAGCGTCGGCTGGTGCACCTCCTGCTTCTGGAGGTGCTGCTTCGTCAGCTAATGCTCCCATGTCTGCTTCTATACCAGCTTGACTTATACCGGCACCTCTAAGTTCTGCTGTGCTGTCAGTAACAGCAGGCTTGGCTTTACCATTTTCTTCTGCCCACATACGTTCGTTTTCTGCAATCTCTTCGTCACTTAGACCTAAGAATCGTTTCATGGCGAAACGTTTACTAATTGTTGGAATTTGACTTAATGTTTGATAGGTCGGTGCTCTAGCTGTGTCTAATTCACTTTGTCTGAAAGCAGCAAAATTTTGTGGGGGTTCAAACTGTAATTCAAACAAACTACTATCAATATTAACACCTCTGTCATACAGATATATTTTAAATTCTTGATCAAAGGTTTCTGCTAACAAGTTTTGTAATCGTTCGCAGTATTTGTTAAAACGTAATTCTTGAATATAAGCTGTGCCTACTCTACCATCATTGTAACTAGCTTGGCTGTCATCTGCACCTGTTGGTAAGTAGCTGCTTGGTATACGTAAACCTCTAAACAGTTTATTAGTAAAATACTTTAAATCGTCAATTTCGCCTAAGTTTGTGCCGCCGGGCAATGTGTCAACTTTACTACCTCTACCTTCTGCTGTTTGCGGGAAGAAATAATCCTCATTTATCGAAAGAGGATTGTAAGCAGAATCAATAACATTGCTACCGCCGCCAGTAGAAGAAGGAATTCTTCGCTGATGAATTTCATTTTTAACCCTTTCAACAAAGCTCATAGCCAAGTGACTAGGCATATTACCTACATCAATGTAAAATATTCTACGCTCAGGAGCACGTTGGATACGATAGATAATAATAGCATCTTCTAACAATTCTTTCTGCTTGTAAACTTTAAAAATACTTTCTAATAAACTGTTTCCAAAGGGATAATTGTTATCTAAGCCTTCACTTAAACTTAGATGTATAACATGTTTTGCATCAATCGCTACTTCATTATCGTTATTTTGAAAGCGAGTTCCAGGACTAACTGGATATGCACTAGCTTGTCCTCGTGCTGCTGCACCGCCGGCAATATATGCGGTACCTCTATTATTTGTATTAACTGTATTTGGATTAATTGTTGTAACAACTAAATCTCTAAAATTAGGATTTAAATCCCTAATAACATACTGTTCTGGTAATTTGCCTTCGCTTTCATTTACAATAACTTTAGTAAGTTTACCTGGATCAACATGGAACCATTTTTTTGTTTCTGGATCCCTGATAAAAATACTATCGCCGTACTTGAAAGTATTTCTTACA